CAGCCGACGTACAATCCGACGAACCCGCCACGAAAACGGCTCAGAATGGCGCACAGCGTCTCAGGAATGATCGGATCATCGGACGACTACGGCAACTACCAGCCCTCGCCGCTGAAGCAACCGCCACCAGAGACCACCCACTACGCCCCGAAACGCCCCGGACAAGGCGAAACAAACCAGACCAAGCACCACCACCAACCAGCATCGACTACCTCGCAGCGATGGACCCACACCACGGACTACTAGCCGAACTCCACCACGCCGCAACCACCATCGCCACACCAAATAACCACCCACCAACACCACCAACATGGCCACAAACCTGCCACTGGTTAGCCACCAACATGCCCGTTTGGATCAACGAAACTGACAAAAAAACTGCGGTAACATCAACAATCGACAACGCTTGGCGCACACTAAGACGACTCACCGGACACCAAAAAACCTACAAACCACACTGCCCAACCGACAACAAACCACTGACCTACAGTCACACCGACGACGTCATGATCTGCCCATACGGACACCACTGGACCATCCGAGACCACATCGAAACTTTGGCCACCAACATCACCATGCCAACCAGTGAACTCTGCGACACCATCGGCATCACCCGCACCCAGTTGAACAACTGGGCCCGCCGCGGCTACCTCACCCCAGTCAGCCACAGCAACGGGCAACGCCACTGGAACATCACCGACGCCACCAACTGCGCCCACCAACACCGCGACACGCCGAAACAAACAACTTGCAAACCCCACCCCGAACAACTAACCTAGTCCCCAGATGACAACTCTTGGCGTAACAACACGCCCTGAAACAGGCACCACCAAGATGACCACCAGCCGCACCGGCACAGCAATCCACCGCAACATGCGTGCCCAAACCATCCACCAAGCCCAAGCCAACCACCAACAAACCTGCCCCATCTGCGGCCACTGGATCGACTGGGACACCCACGGGAAACCCAACAGCCCAGAAGCCGACGAAATCATCCCCTACTACACCACCGGCCAAACCTCCACCAACCCCAACAACTGGCGCATCATCTGCCGGCACTGCAACCAACAACTCGGCGCCAAACACGGCAACCAACAACGATGGCACACACCCAACCCACTAACCACCAGCCAACACTGGTAACCCCTGGGGGGACCACCCCCCCAGCCCCGGCCCGCAAGCAAGAGAACGCCAAGCGATCTCTCCTGGCTTCCAAAACCACAAGTGTGGTGTGGTAGCCACCCCGACCGGGTGGTTCATCCCTAGTTTTCCTGACGGCACCGTTTGGCTGGCGTCCCAGCGGCGTCCTGCAATCCAATCTCCCTTGAGGCTGCTGGTTGATGCCCGGTGCCGTCAGGAAACAGTTCAGAGGAGCCGACTATGGCTACACGCCGCACGGAGCCAGTTGCCGCACCTGCCGCACCTGAACCAGTTCCACCGCTGGTGGCGGCTGCTGCTTCTGGTGACCGGTTGGCTGCGCTGCAAGAGTTACGTGCGGTGTTAGCTGAGCGTTTGTCACGTCCTCGGACGGCGGCCCGTGATGTGGCTGCGTTGTCAAGGCAACTGGTTGATGTGACGGCAGCGATCGAGGACGCCACCCAGAAACAGGCTGCTACTAGGGAAAGGACACCAACTGATGAACTCGCGAAACGTCGCGCCGCGCGTCGGAATGCAACAGCCGACGTTCCAAAAACTACCAGCCGGCAACCTCGATCTGTCAACAGCTGATGACTGCGGGTTTTTCGCGGCGGTGTGCGGTTTGGTACCTGACCCGTGGCAACAACACGTCCTCGATGGGTGGTTGTCTCGCCGGAAGGTGGGTACCACCACCCGTTGGGCTGCTGACCGCTGTGGGTTGGCGGTGCCACGCCAGAACGGCAAGAACGGTGTCTTGGAGATGGTTGAGTTGTTCAAAATGGTGGACATGGGTCGGCGTGTCCTCCACACCGCGCATCAGGTGCGTACCAGCCGGGCTGCGTTCACTCGGTTGGCGGGGTTCTTCGAGGATTACCGCAACCACCCGGACCTGTTCGCGATGGTTGATCACATTCGGTATGCGAACGGTCAAGAAGAAATCGTGCTGGTAAACGGTGGCTCGGTGCAGTTCACGACCCGGTCGAAGTCGACAGCGCGCGGGTTCACTGTTGATGATCTGGTTTGTGATGAGGCACAAGAACTGTCCGCTGAAGCACTGGAGGCACTGCTACCCACCTTGTCAGCAGCACCATCACAGGATCCGCAAACGATCATGACTGGTACACCACCCTCACCGTTGATGGATGGGGAAGCGTTCACCCGGTTCCATGACGACGCCCACAAAGGTAACTCGCGGCGCCTGGCTTGGTTGGAGTGGGCAGCGACCCGTAAGGACCTGGACAGTTCCGGGTTGGATGATAAAACACTGTGGGCCAAAGCTAACCCGGCGCTGGGTCGACGTGTCACCATGTCAGCGATCGAAAATGAACGAGCGTTGATGGATGACATTGGTTTCGCGCGGGAACGGCTCGGTGTTTGGCAGGCGGGCACCAAAATTGAGGTCATACCGCGTGATAAATGGTTAGCGTTAGCAACCAGCACACCAGCCCCACCTGGTGGGCGTCACGTGTTCGGTGTGGACATGTCTGAGGACCGTAACACGTGCGCGGTAGCTGTGGCTGTGGACCGCGGCAATGGTGTCACCCATGTGGAACTAGCGCTACTGGCTGACACCACTGGTGGGCCTGGTGACGTGATCAAATGGTTGACCGCTAGACGCAACACACCAGTGATCATCGACGGGTATTCACCAGCTGCTGCCCTGCAAGCTGACCTGACCGCTAACAATGTTCGTGTCACTTTGGCCACCACCCGCCAGCTGGCTGACGGGTGTGGTGCACTGGTCGATCGGGTGAACGCTACCCGGTTGACCCACTACAACCAGGACCAGTTGAACCGTGCGGTGTTCGCTGGGTCGAAACGGGCCTACGGCACTGGTGGCGGTTGGGTTTGGCACCGTAAACACGGCGATGCGAGCGTTGGGCCACTGATCGCCACGACACTAGCCGTGTGGGGCCTTGGTGATACCACCACAGATAAAAACCTGATGGCACCAGGTAAAGGCCGCTGGGGGTACGCGAAACACTGAAAGGAGCCCACCGTGAACGACATGATCACTGCGACCGCAGCCCGGCTGGAAACCAAACTGGGCACCTACCAGGTACGTAACCGGGTCCGTGGCTCCTACTATGACGGCTCCCACAAACCGGACAACATCGGGTTCACTGTCCCACCACCGATGCGTGGCCAAGCTCCCCGACTGGGTTGGGCTGGTGTTGTGGTAGATGCCCTCGAAGAACGTATCCAATTCCAAGGCTGGAACGATCCTGCCGACCTTGGGTTGGCTGACGTGTATGAAGCTAACCACCTAGATGTTGAAGCATCCCTCGGTCACCTCGATGCCCTGATTTACGGGACAGGTTTCGTCACTGTGGGCAGCGGCACACCAGGTGAACCTGACCCACTGGTCACAGTGACATCCACGATGGGCACCACTGGTGAATGGGATGCTAGGACCCGCCGGTTAGCTAACGCGTTCACGATCGCTGCCCACGTCGACAACGAACCCGATCAAGCAACCTTGTATCTACCCAACGGCACCTACCAGTTGATCAAACAAGGCGGCCAATGGATCGAAACTAGACACCAAGGCCACAAGTTGGGTCGGGTACCTGTAGTGATGTTGCCGAACCGCACATCAGCATCGATGCTGGTGGGACGCTCCGAGATCAACGCACCAGTACGTGACCTAGTTGATGAAGCCTCCCGTGTGCTGCTATCGATGGCTGTCAACCGTGAGTTCTTCTCCGCACCGCAACGCCTCGTGCTAGGGGTCAGCCCTGACGATCTGGAACCATGGGAAGCACTAACCACCGCGTTCCTAACGATTGAAGCTGACGAACAGGGCAAACTACCTCAAGTCACCCAGTTCAACCCGGTACCCGCTGGGACACACATTGATCAACTACGGGCCCTGGCCGCCCAGCTAGCTGCTTTGACTGGTATGCCAGAAGCCTATTTCGGGGCTGCTGCTACCACCGCGAACCCAGCTAGCGCTGATGCGATCCGGGCTGCTGAAGTCCGGTTGATTAAGAAAGCTGAACGCCGCTGTGCGATGTTCGGTGCCGCGTGGCGTAACGTCGCTGAACTGGTGTGTTTAACGATGAACGAAGGCCAACTACCGGCTGGGTTCACGCAAGTGTCCTGCAAGTGGGGGGACCCTGGTACACCAACCCGCGCAGCGATCGCTGATGAAACCAGCAAACTCGTGGCGGCCGGTGTCCTACCAGCGACATCACGGGTCACCCTGGAACGACTCGGGTTGAGTCCCGCGCAGGTCACCGAAGTTGAGCGTGACCGGTTGACCAGCCCAACTTTGGCGAATGCTCTAGTTGATGTAGTTAACCGGCAAACCAACGCTGATGGCTAGCACACCACAAGGCCGGCGGCTCACTGATCAGCACCGTATTTGGCAAGCCACTTTGGGTACCACGATCGCGGCCACCAGTTTGGAACTAGCTGGCCTGATCAACCCAGCCCACATTGGGGCCACCTACGATCACTGGTTAGAGTCGATGCTCGGGTTGCAGTACGCCGCGTGGCAAGCCAGCAGCAACCAGGCTGTCACCTACACCAAGGCGTACCGGACCGCTGAGCTAGGTGCCGCTGGTGGGAGTCTTCCAGTAGTAACTGCGCCGTTTGATTGGGGTGCGGCGTTGAACACCGCCGGGTGGGCGCCATGGTATGCGCTTGGTTTAGCTGGCCCAGGGTTAAGTGTTCAGGACGCTTGGGCTGGTGTGTCTGGTTTGTTGGCTGGGCGGATGTCCCGCCAAGCGCAAACCGCGGGCCGTAACGTGGTCACCCAGTCAGCGACAGCTCATGGTGGACGGTGGCGTCGGGTAGCTGATGGCCAACCGTGCGCGTGGTGCGCGATGCTGGTCACCCAAGGGCCCGTCTACCACAGTGCTGCCACAGATGGTGCAGGGCACCAATACCACAATCATTGTGGTTGCCAACCTGAAGAAGTGTTCGGCCAGTGGCAACCTACCGCGTTGGAACAACAATGGATCGACGCCTACCAACAGACCGGTCTAAGTGGTGCCGATGCGGCCGCCGCGATGCGACGCCAACCCGGTACCTTGTTCCACGACGGACAACAAGTCCGCAACACCACCACCAGTGGAGCAGGAGCAGCTAGCAGTGGCGGCAGCGGGAAACCACCGCCGCCGAGGGCAAAGGGCATGCTTGGCCCGGACACGCCAGACGAGTTCGGCACCTCCCATGTGCCGAACAGATAGAACTTGTTTGGGTCCTGCGGGTCGGGTTTCGCGTAAGTTGGGTGGTCCATGATGCCAGCCACCCAGTCGGCAACTTTCTGTCCGGTGTCACAATCTGACGGGAAACGGCAGTGTTCGCTTACGGGATTCTGCGCGGTGCCGCCCCGTATTTCCAAGAGCTACTCGCAGCCTGACCGCGACGGCTGTTTGACACCCGCAAGACGTTCTTGCGGGTGTTGTTGTATCTGAGTTTGCTGACCCCCTTTTGTTGGGGGTTGGTTCGCCTTGACCTTGGGGCGTTGTGCCGAGGGTTTCCACTACTACCCGTGTGAAGAAAGGGGTACCTACTATGTCACCAGAACCTGAGTCTGGTAACCAACCACCTGCAGCTGGGCAACCACCTGTTGGTGATCCGCCTGCTGGGCAGGCACCACCAGGTGATCCGTCCGGTGAGGGTGAGAAGAAGTTCACTCAAGCTGATGTGGACCGTATCTTGGCGAACCGGCTTGGCCCGTTGAAAGAAAAAGCTGCGGCCTGGGATAAACAAGCTGAAGCGAACAAGTCTGATCAGCAACGTTCCGTTGAAGCACTGGCTGCCCTGCAAGCCAAGGTGACAGCCTATGAGCAAGCTGATGTCCGCCGGCAGGCAGCCCAAGACGCTGGTTTGTCACCTGCTGGGGCCGCTTTGGTTACCGGTGACACTCCTGAAGCGATCGCAGCGTCGATCACCGCGATCCAAGCGTTGTTGAAAGAGACCACTGGTGGCAGTGGGAAACTACCGGTCGACCCTAACCAGGGTCGATCAAACCAACAATCACCGTCTACGGACTGGCTTGCTGCCAGACTCCGCTAACACTAGATAAGGAGCCATCATGGCTTACACAAATATTTTGGGTCGTCCCGATCTGGCTGCCACTATGCTGCCAGACCAGGTGGTCACCGAGGTGTTGACTGCTGCCACGCAACAGTCAACGATCTTGAACCGCGCGAAACGCGCCCCCATGTCATCGAAAACGTTCAAACAACCAGTCCTGTCAGCGCTGCCGCACGTCGAGTGGGTTGATGGCGACAACGGGTTGAAACAGACCACATCAGTGGAATGGAAAGGTTTGACGATGACCGCTGAAGAACTCGCGGTCATTTTGCCGATCCCGAACAGCCTGATTGATGATGCGAACGTGCCACTGTGGGAAGCGGTCAAACCGCTGCTCGCTGAAGCTGTTGGTATGAAAATTGATCAAGCAGCGATCTTCGGTGAAGACAAACCAGCGTCTTGGCCGACAGCGATCGTACCAGCGGCGACTGCTGCCGGTAACGTGGTCACTGATCAGGGCACCGATTTTTGGAAGTCGGTATCTGATCTGGCGGGCAAGATCGATACGCAAGGGTTCGCGATCAACGGGTTCATGGCGCAACCGGGCCTGTCGTGGACACTGCGTGGTGTCCGTGACGACAACGGTCGACCGATCTTTGATTCGCAACTGACAGCTGCCGGCGGGTTCGGCCTGTTCGGGTTCCCGATGGATGAAGTCCGCAACGGCGCCTGGAACCCTGACGCTGCCCGACTGGTGGCTGTTGATTGGACGAAAGTTGTCGTTGGTGTCCGCCAGGACATCACCTACGATCTGTACGATCAGGGCACCATCATTGATAGTGACGGTAAAGCGGTCCTGTCGTTGATGCAACAAGACGCTAAAGCACTGCGGTTGGTCATGCGGGTCGGTTTCCAGGTCGCTGCACCAATTTCACGACTGTCCACCGACGGCACCGCTTACCCCGCCGGCGTGATCGTACCGGCCACCATCAGTGAGCCGTGATCATGGTGACGTTAACCAACGGCCATGACACGATCCGGGTTGCTGATGGTGTGCCCTACGGGCATCTAAGTGTCCTCGGTTGGGTGCCCACCAACCAAGTAGACAACACACCTGTGGACACCACCACAGCAGTGAAACGCCGGAAACCGCGCTCTAATGCCGCACCCCAACCTGGAACGGACTAAGACCATGGTTGACACAACAGTGATCATCACCCCAGCCGACCTCGATGCCCTCAAGCCTGGTATCGATGCCGGCAAAGCAGCTGCGATGATCACTGACGCGATCGCTCAAGCGCAGCTGGCAGCACCTTGCCTAGTCGATGAGGCTACGCTGTCAGCTGCGCAACAAGCGCAATACAAAGCTGTGCTACGAGCTGCGATCATCCGTTGGGATGACACCGGTAGTGGTGTGTCCTCAGTGCAAGACACCGTAGGGCCGTTCAGCCAGTCGATGACGTTCACACCAACCTCTACCCGGCGTGGCCTGTTCACGACCACAGAAATTGACTTGTTGCGCGCTATCTGCGGGAAACACCCTCGTGGTGGTATCGCCCGTCTGCGACCCGCGGCAGGTCCACCGCAAATGGAGGCTGTGTTGTGATAACGGCGTCTTATCATGTCAGCCACCAGGTTTGGTGCCCGACTGTCGATACCCATAACGCACCAGTTGACAACTGGGGGCCACCAGAAACAGTCACCGTGTACGGGTGGGCACCTACCACGGGCAGCACCGAAACAGCGCCTGGCCGCGACAAGACCACTAGCCGACTGGACTTGTATCTACCTGGGCGGTTGGTGTGCGGGCATCGTGACCTGTGGATCATCTTGGGTGAACCGTGGTACCAAACCGGTGACCTCGATGACTACAGTTTCGGCCCGACCCGTCACGGTGGTTGTGTCGTACACCTGTCAAGAACGAAAGGCTAACCCATGGAAATGGATGGTATCCGTTGGGTGCGTAACAAGAAAGCGTGGAAACAACTCAACCAGGAACCTGATGTGATCGGGTTGATCAGTCAGGTAGCTGAGCGGACCGCTGCGAAAGCTGGCCCTGGTTTTGTGGCCCTGGAACCGACCCGCACCCGTCGTTACGGTGTCGCCCGGCAAGCTGTCCTAGCGGCCTCCACGGTAGCGGCCCGCAGTCAAGCTAAATATCACATCCTCGAGAAAGCACTACGGTGAGCCGATATAGCGATCCTGTGACCGAAGCGATCACCTACCTGGATACCCAACATGATGGTGTGTCCACGTTCGGGCAGGTACCAGCGACACGGCCTGCCCGGTTCCGTGTGGTGACACGCACCGGCACAGAATGGTTGAACCCTGGTAATCGGTTGGCGCAACTGACTTTCGAGTGTTGGAACACCAGGGGCACTGCGGCCGCTGACGACGACGGTGAACTGCTATCCGACATGCTAGCCGAGTGGGAAGCGATACCGGCGGCGGACGGTTGGGTTGGTGGCCCCTACCAGCAGGTCGACCCAGACACCGGTTGCCCCCGTTCAGTTATCACCATCTTGATAATGCAACACGTCAAACAGAAATGAGCACCTCATGCTAATGAAACACCCCACCTTGGCGCATGTCACCCGCCAAGTACCTGACCGGTGGGTCAAAGGGTGGCTAGCGCAAGGCTGGCAACCCATCAAACCGATCCAAAAACCCATCAAACACAAACCGGTCGCCTCAACTGAGACGGCCACCACCATTAAGGAAGAAGAAGAAAATGCCTGACTCGCGATATGTTTCCGCTGGGAAACCTAAGATCGGTGGTGCGGTGTTCGCCGGTGATCAAACATCGCCACTGCCGACCGATGAGACCACCACCATTGACCCCAGTTTCGAGGACCAAGGGTACTGCTCCGCAGACGGGTTGACTCGCACCATTGAAGCCTCATTCAACGCTGTCAACGCGTGGGGTGGTGAAGAAGTGTTGAACTCGAAAGCCTCCGAGTCAGTGCACTACAAGTTCACCTTGATCGAATCCAGCCCAGCCGCGTTGAAGTCCGTGTTCGGCGCCGACAATGTGACCGTCATCCCACCTGCTGGTGACCAATCTGGGCGGATCATCGTCACCATCAACGGCGCTGACCTGCCGCGGCGACCGTGGGTGTTCGATTTGGCGTTCGAGAACCAGTTGCGTCGCCAAGTGATCCCGATCGGCAAGATCGTCACCAGCAGTGTGGAAACCACCTACAAAGACACCGACCCGATCAGTTTGCCTGTCGAAATCGCTTGCTACAAGGACAGCGACGGTAACTATGTGTACGAATATTTCAACACCGGTATCACCGAAGACAACGAGGACTAAGCGATGAACGAAACTAGACAAACAGTCACGGTGTCTGCTGGTGGGCAAGACTGGCAAGTGGCCGCTCATCTGGATGACGACTACGAAGTGCTGACGTACTTAGGTGACATGCAAGAAGGCAGCATCGCAGCGATGCAGAAACTGTTGCGCACCGTTGTGGGTGACCAGTATGACCGCCTGATCGATGCGGGACGTGAACCTGACGGGCATGTCTCGGTTGCGAAACTGGGCGCCCTGATCACTGACATCATCAAAGGGTCAGCCCCAAACTCTTGACCCTGGCGTTGCTGAGTGGTCCAGGTTACGCTGACAGTTTCGCTGCCGACATGCAGCACTGGTATCACGCCACCCCCGCTGTGCTGAAAGCAGCGGGGGTCAGTTGCCGTTACCTAGCAGCGATGGCTGCGAACCTGCCACCAGATGGTGCCACAGCAGCCCGGTTAAGTGGCGGCAACCACCAATGGGATCAGCAAACCCACATGCTTGCCTACATCGCTGATCTGCTCGCTGCCGGTAACTGGCAACGTTCCGGTGGGCAAGGCCCAACACCACCACCAACACCAAGACCACCAGTCACCCAACCCGAACCAGGCGGGTTTGACACAACTGAGGATTTCAACAAGTGGCGGCAAGCCCGCCTCAACCCATTAACGAAAGGAGAACCTGATGCCTAGCGGTATCGAAGTGGCTCGCGGTTACGTGTCCATCT